GACAACATGAAGTCGACGGTCGTACCAAACCGCAACATGATCATGCTCTCGATCGCAACCGGCATCGCGATCTCACGTGGCGCTGCATGTATAGCAGCAGGCATGCACGCCGGCGACCACTTCATCTACCCGGACTGCCGGCCCGAGTTCATCAACATCGTCAACGCGGCCATCATGGTCGGCAATGAGGGCTTCCACAGCTTCGACGGCCTACCGATCTTCACTCCCTACATCCACTGGACGAAGGCCGACATCGCCTTCCGTGCGATGCAGCTCGGCGTGCCTTTCCACATGACGTGGAGCTGTTACAAGGGCGGCGAGAACCACTGTGGTCGTTGCGGTACCTGCGTTGAGCGGCTCGAGGCCATCTACACTGCAGGCAAGATCTTCGGAGCGCACGGCGACTTCATTCCGCCGGACAACACCGCCTACGACGACAACGAGTACTGGAAGGTCGTCATCGCCAAGAAGAAGGCGGAAGACGACGAAGCTCCATTCGACGATCACTCTGAACTGTACTAGGAGACCAAGATGCCTGAATTCGCCGAAGCGCCAACTGAGCCAATCAAGTACAACCTGCTCGTCTACGGTGGCCAGGACCGCACCGAGCCCTTGATGAGTCTCACCACGTGGGACGGTTACGACATCAAGGGCGACTGGATCTGCACCTACGGCAACGGCTTGATGATCTCGTTCAAGCTTCCTCCCGAGGCCGACTACATCACCATCTCGGAAATCAAGCCCGACCCACTCACCGACCCCATCGGGAGCGTCGACGCGTTGCTCGAGACGACGCAGCCACACGACACCGCGGCTGCAGCTGCGGAGGTGATTCCAGATGAGTCAGCCGAATAACATCGGGACGATCTTCGTCAAGCACAATGCGGAGATCGCTCACCGACTGTCACTGCTCGAGGGCAAGTGCCAACGCATTCACGGGCACTCGTTCCACATCAAGCTGACGGTCCATGGCATCATGGATGCTCAAGGCATCTGTGCTAGCATCGACTTCGGCAGCCTCAAGAAGCTATTCCGAGGCTACATCGACTACGAGTGGGATCACCATCTCCACCTGAACGCGGACGATCCGTGGGCCCAAGCCTTCCAACTGCACGACACTATTAATGGTCACAGGCTGCCTGGACTCATCACACACCCTGCAGATCCTACGACTGAGAACGTCGCTCGGTGGATCTGCGAGCGCATGTGGAAGGAGCTGAGCTCCTTCTCAGCTGTCAAGGCGATCTCGATCGAGATCGAGGAGACTTCCACTAACGGGGCGAAGTGGGTGTGTGCACGTGAAGACTGAGGTGTGCAGGCCTGAGCGGCCTGTAACCATCACACTCATATTCGAGAAGGCAGTAGAAGCTCGAGACCTTCTTGAAGAGCTCAAGACGTGGAAGCCGACGCTGGGCTGGTCGCCACTCGTAGCAGACCTCTTCGACGCGCTGAAGGAGGCAGCTGACGATGAAGGTTAGCCAGATCTTCGGTCCAACCATTCAAGGCGAAGGTTCGGCGGCAGGTCGCCACTGCCTCTTCGTACGTATGTACGACTGCAACCTTCACTGCAAGTGGTGTGACACGGCCTACACCTGGGCGAATACTTCAGGCAAGGCTGCTCTCACCATCGCCAACAAGGTCTTCGACAAGGACGATCCCCATCTCGGCCTCAAGGAGATGTCACTCGATGACGTCCTCGGCGAACTTCACGCCCTGTGGGATTACATGAAGACACCGACCATCGTCGTCTTCTCCGGCGGCGAGCCGATGATGCAGCAGGTCGAGTTGACCGAAGTCGGTCGAGCTCTTCGCAACTGGAACAACGATGTACACGTCGAGACAGCTGGCACACTTCATCCTCGGTTTGACTTCGACTACATCGTCACGCAGTACAACGTCTCTCCCAAGCTCGCGCACAGCGGCAACCGGCCTGAGCATCGGTACAAGCCGCACGTGCTCCGAGCCTTGAGCAACACCGGCAAGGCTTGGTTCAAGTTCGTCGTCACCTCCGATACTTCGGACGACGACTTCAAGGAGATCGACTCCATCGTCAAGGAGTGCCAGATCCCAATCCATCGCGTCATGGTGATGCCTGAGGGCATTACTCAGGAGCACATCATCGACACGGGAAGGAAGATCGTCGATCAGGCCTTGAGCCGCGGCTATGGTCTCTCCTTCCGAAGCCACATCGCCCTCTGGCCCAACGACCCCGACAAGTAGGAACCATGAGACAAGATCAGGTAGCAATGCTCAACGCCGCACGCCGAGGGACAACATTCCCTTCGGTAGCATCGCAGCACAAGATGGAGTCGATCCATCCTACTCAGACGGTCCCAGACGAGGGGAAGGACAAGCCGCAAGTCGTTCCGAACCGTACGATGCGACGCCGCAGTCGCAAGAGCAAGAAGAACTGGACGTCCAACCCCTACGGCAGGGTCACTGGCTTGAAGAGTCCGCAGCCACAAGCTTCGCTCTTCACACTCGTAGCCATTCACGTTAGGGACGAAGCCGGCAAGGTCGTTCGCAAGTTCGTCGTACCACGAGAGAACGTCGACCAGGCGATGCTGGCCAAGTCTCGTTCGGAGCAGAAGGCTGACCTTAAGCCTCGAGTTCACAGAGTCAAAGGCGTAGCATGAGTTTCAACCACACGCATAAGGGTGTTCCGTGTCAGAACATCTACTGCGCACTTCCGCGAGACACCGGTGTTGGATCTAACGCCGCTACCGAGAAGGAACTCGTCGAGATGCCTCGAGCAGAGTTCGAGCGTCATGAAGGGAAGCGCATGAGCAAATTCAACGCGAGTGAGGTCGAGCTGCGCCAAGCGGCCGAGCAGGTTCTGCGAGGCACGACCGGCTTGGACACCGACAGTGAGCACGGACGGCACACGCCAGATCGCTTCATCAAGATGTTGCGCGAGCTCACTACGCCAACTCCGATCGAGTTCACCACGTTCAAGAACGACGGCATGGACGAGATGATCGTCGTCGAGGCCATCCCGTTCGTCTCGCTCTGCAACCATCACGTCGTTCCCTTCATCGGGAAGGCGTACATCGGCTACATCCCGGACGACCAAATCGCTGGCCTGAGCAAGTTCGCTCGGGTCGTCCATCACTTCGCTCGGCGTCTGCAAGTGCAGGAGCAGCTCACGAAGGACATTGCGGACTTCCTGGAAGAGAACCTCAAACCTCTTGGCGTCGCAGTCGTCCTTCGTGCAGAGCACTTCTGCATGACCATCCGAGGCGTGCAGGTTCCCGGCACAAAGACGTACACGGCGGCCATGCGCGGCCGCTTCTCGGAACACGAGCGTACTGCCAAGGCCGAGTTCCTGGCCGAGATCAACGGAGGCAATCATGGCTGACGTCCCCGACGGCGAGAACATTGCTCAGACTGTCTTCGACTTGAGCAGCGAGTTCGACGTTCGCTGCGAAGAGCGCCACGCACTCGGTCAGGAGAAGTACGGCGCCGGAGCTTTCCTCATGGCCGACACGATGGAGATGGCTCTCGAAGAGATCCTCGACCTCGCCAACTACGCTCGCTACACCTACATCAGGGTCCGCCTCTTGCAGGAGAGCATCAGGGCCCAGGTAGCAGCGAACCAACAGCCGTCTGCACAGCAAGGCTTCATCTCGAACAAGGAAGTACACGGAGGAGGACAGAGTTGAGGGCTGCACTGATTCCGCCGATGGGAGCTGAGTACTCCGCACTCAGCTCCGACATTCACCTTGTCCTGCCACTCAAGGAGTGTCGAGACAATCCCGACTACCTCGCAGCGTACCGTCACGCATGGCGTCGAGGTGACTACCTCATCCTCGACAACGGCTGCGCCGAAGGCAAGATCGTCGACAATCGAGTACTAATCCAATTCGCGAGAACGATTAACGCTCACGAGGTCGTAGCGCCTGATGTGATGGGCGACGGACCTCTTACACTTCGTCGTACGGTCGAGTTCGTTCGGTACGTACCCGAAGCTCGTAACTACTCGATCATGGGTGTTCTTCAAGGTGAGAACATCCAACAAGTCCTACGACTCGCTGAGGCATTTGCTCAGCTACCCACCATCACTGCAGTTGGCATTCCGAAGATTCTCGTGTCAACAATTGACCATGAGGTACGCGCTCGCGTAGCAGCGAACATCCTCAAGGTCTACGGCAACCGCTTCGAGATCCACCTGCTCGGTCTCAATAGAGACTTCCAGACAGAAATGCTGGACGTTACGTTCCCTCCTGAGATCCGATCGATGGACTCAGCGCAACCGTACAAGTTCACCGAAGCTGGCATCGCCATGACGGCCGTCAACGTAACAGGCCGTGGCGAGCTAACAAGGCGTCGGCACGACTACTTCAAAGCGCCACGCAAGTACGACGCCGGCCTACTAGCTTCGAACATCGAGACGTTTATGAGTTGGTGCCGATGAAGGCTGAAGCGTCCGGCGCTGACTGTCAGCACTGCCCGCTGCGAGACGCCGGGTATGCCCCAACCAAACGCCCACAGGGAGGGCGGCCTCTTTCCAATGGCGAACGAAAGATAGTAATCGTTGGAGAAGCTCCAGGGTTCGTTGAGACGCAATTCGGTTCGCCCTTCTCGGGACCCTCAGGCAAGCTCCTCAACACCGTACTCAAGTACCAAGGCATCGAACGCAAGGAAGTGATGCTGACCAATGCATGCCTATGTAGGCCTCCGGATAACGCTACTCCTCCTAAAGCGGCGGTGGTTGCGTGTAAGACTCGTCTCGCGAACGAGATCCGACAATTCGCAGGCGATGACGCAGTCGACGTTATTGCTCTTGGCGGGACCGCGGGAACGCTACTGGTGGACGATCCGGGGACAATTACCACGCTACGTGTCGGTCCTCCAAGGAAGCCCGCCGCGTGGCTTGCGCGTAGCTGGGGAGATGCTTCTGTACAACCTGATGTGCGAGTTATCCCTACCTGGCACCCCGCGTACTGTCTCCGTAACGCTGACGCGTTCCCGTCCCTCGTTAGCGACATTGGTAAGGTAAGGGAGACCAGCCGTGAGCCTTGGCGTGAACCTGAGTGGAGAATATTTGACGATCCGGATCGAGCGGTTGCCGTCATCGCTGAGCTGGAGCGAATTGAAGGCCCTCTCGTCATCGACATTGAAGTCGGTTTTGACAAGGACGAGGCCTTCGACCATCCGAACAACTATTCTCTTCTCTGCGTGGGAATTGCTTTTGCAAGAGGACAGGCAGTGGTTCTGGGTGAGCGTGCACTTGCCGACGACGACGTGGTCGATGGACTGCGGCGACTCCTACGAAGCCACCGACTCATCGGACACAACGGCAAGTTTGACCTTGCCGGACTTTGGCCAAAGCTCGGAAGCCTCGAACTCTGGTTCGACACCATGCTCGCCAGCTATGTCCTCGATGAGCGGCCTGGCCAGCACGGTCTTAAAGTTCTTGCCGTCGAGAAACTAGGAGCTCCGAAGTACGATGAGGAAATTCGAAAGTACGTGCCTCG